CCGCCAGGACGATATATTTTAAAGGAACGGGAAAGTGAAAAATACGGGGAACATTGGCAAGTAAAAGTTAAGGGAGGAGAAATACCAGGGCGTTCTCATATCCTGATTCATCATGGCAATTATAAGCGGGATATAAAGGGTTGTATTTTAGTTGGACGGGATCACATTGACATTGATGGTGATCGTCTGAGAGATGTTACTAGTTCTAAGTCTACAATGGAAAGAATACATCAATATTTAACACGAGATAATACTCCTCTTACGATTATAGGGTAAAGATGAAATACTTATTTCTATTTCTATTCTTTTTTTTCTTCCTTCCAAGGGTACACGCGGAGGAGGTCGGATTCATGATATACTGTCATGAAAAGGAAAACTCTTTGAGATTAATTGAGATTATGAAGAATGAGGTTTTGACCTACAAAGAGATGATGGCGGTGGTATTCAGACAAAAATGTGGAACACTGGGAGGGGGGGTAGAGATTTTGGAGGAAATATCAACAACTACTGTAATGGTTTTCTCTAAAATTGGGGCTCTAATCACGATAATGCTAAGGTATGTCTATATTAAATATCAAGATGATTTTCGGTATGGTTTAATGATTCTGCCAATAAAGGGGTAGGTTATGATAGAACAAATGATTGAGATTGCAAAGAGTTATGGGATTCCTGGATTAGTAATCTTAGGGATTGGATGGACATATTGGAAAGAAAGAAAATATTCAAATACTCGTGAAAAAGCGCATAGAGAGGAAAGAATAGGTTATGAGAAGGGACACTCAATTGAACGGGGGCAATGGAGGGAGTTAGCAGAAAGACAAATCGAATCTGAAGAAAAGAAACAAACTGCTTTAATAGATGTAATTAATAGAAATAACGATGCTCTTACAGGAGTAAGGGAAGAAATTGCGAGGAAAAAATGAGTGATGGAGACTATTTAAAACCGAATCAATACAATACTATTTTGCAGGGGTGGCAATGTCCATCATGTCATAAGATTTATAGCCCTGCAAACACTGAATGTTTCAAATGTAATTATGGATTGGCACCTCGCCCAACTGAAGTTGAAATTACTATCACGAAACCAACTTTGACAGGGATTTCATATAAAAATAATATAGTATGACAAACACTAATACAAATTTGAATTATGCCATTCTTAGGACCAAAAGTTGCGGATAGAATAAATATCGATGATACGATAGATATTGATCATCGTACAAATGTAAGATTAGAAGCAAAAATTCTTGCAGTTAATGATAATATGGCAATAGCCGAAGTTACCACTAAAGTTTATATGGAATTAAATAAGGATGGTGATATGTGGCGTTGTCCATGTTTACATCAAAATAAATTTGAGCCATTTGACAAAGTATGATTTACACGAACTCAATTACAAATAGCTTATTCACGACAATTGCCAGTGATTCTGTTTTAGTCAATAGCTCTGTTTCAGTAGACCTGCATGAAATTTATAATACCGATCCAAGGCGAACCCCCTGGGTTGGTGTTTACTATGAAACAACGGATTTTGAACCAAAAAGACTTAATATACAGCAACCTTGGCGGGCTGATATTTTACTCAGTGTTTACGTCCAAGTTGCTAATTTTGCCAGTGGGCAAGAAGCGCATGATCAATTGGATCGGGTCTTGACACCAGTTATGACTGCGATCAACTCAAACAGGAACTTAGATAGCACCGTAGACCGGATATATGAAATGCACATAGAACCGTATGAGAGATCAATTGATGATGAAGACCGCTTCTTTGCAAACGAAATAACAATAAGATGTGAGGTTGACGCATGAAAGTTACATGGATAGGACCGACAGGACAGAACCCAGAGTTGGGCGCGGTTCATACGGGAAAAGTTTTAGATTTAACAGGGGATCGGTTAAAACGGTATCAAGACTTAAAACTTGTTAAAACCGTTGAAACTGTTAGCTCCAAAAAGAAAGGATAGGTAAATATGGCATATGGAATGCTCGGTCATTTGATGTGGAATTTTCAAGATTCAATGGGAACTTCACAAGTGACATCGCAACACGCAATTCCAATTACAGAAGAGTCTCTTGTGTTTGGTATTGATCCAATTGTAGAGGCAGGAATGTACGGCAGACTGCATGAATCTCCTTATCATGAGGGCCTGCACAGTGTAAATGGTAATATCGGTATGGAAGCGCATCCGATTGCAATGGGATGGCTTCTGAGAGCGGCACTGGACGCACCGACAACAACTTCAGATACTGGTAATCAAACTCATGTATTTAAACCCCGGACAGCGGATTTTGACGCAAGAGCAGCGGCAGATCCGGCAACAGTTGAGGTATATCGTGATGTAGGAAGTGCCGGGTTATACTATGACTGTTTTGGTAACACGCTTGACATTAACATTGCCAATGGTGAATTGGTTACAATGAACTTAGGCATAATTGGGGCGGGCTGGAAAGGGAATGCAAAAGCAACTCCTACTTTCCCAACTGCAAAAGCATTCATTTGGGATCAGGCAAGTGCTCAGTTTGATAGTAAAGTTATTGATGTAATCAGTGATTTGACAATCTCGATTAACAATAATCTTGAACCAAATTACACATTAACAAATACAAAAACGCCGTTCCGGGTGAAGCGATCAGCACAACAAATGATCGAAATATCAGGAACATTTATTTATGAACAGCAATCATACTGGCAGGCATGGGAAGATCAACTTGAAAAAAGTCTGGTTATTTTTATAAAAGGTCAAGAAACACCATATACAATTAAGTTTGATATTCCTGCATTTCGATTTAAAACCTATGAACCGAATATGGCTGGAGCTGGATTAGTTGAGGCATCGTTCACAGCAGGAGCGATGTATCATAATAACTCAGCAACGACTATGGAAGTCACGCTTGTAAACACGCAAACTTATTATTAATAATTAGCCTGAGAGGGGGCCTGCATTATGTAGGGTCGTGTGGGCCTTCTCTAAAAATAAATAATAGAGAAAAATGATAATTAAAATTTTAGATTATACTTTAAAAAGGAAAGATACATCCCTTACTATATTGATCAGTGACGGGAATGTTACCATTGATTGTCAGCAAGGAGACAATTGTATTGAAGAGTTTCATTTAGATAGTGAGGATGTCAAACTTATAGGATCACTGTTTACAAGTATTTCTAAAAATAATGATTTAATGATGTAGAAAAATAAATGTTTAGATCACCTGTCTACAATTTTAATTGGGACAAAATTAAAACTTATGCTGATACTCTTTTGAAAGTTCGACAGAAAAGAAAATATTATAAATATGTCTATGAAAAAGTTCATCTCAGAAGAGCTTATTTATATGGGAATTTAGGATGGGAAGCACACATAAAAAACAGGGAACTTCATAAAAGACTTTTTGAAGTTGAACATAGATCAATGGCCCGATTAAATTATTTAAGTCAAATGATAGGGACTAAAACTTTTCAAACAATGGAGAAAACAAATGATTGTCATTCTTGATTATCAGAAATTTGATATTCCAAACACAGATGCTTCGGTCATGATCAAACCATTGCAAATCCGGGACTATCAAAGGTTGATCCGATTTACTGGTAAATCGATGGTTGAGGATTCTTCCAGTAACTCAAAGTTTATACAGGATTTAGAGGAAATATCAGAAGTGATTCAAGAAAAAGAATCGCAAAAAAAGATCAGTCCTTCAACAAGTGAAATCCTACTTGAGAAAATAAATACAATTACGAAATCAGCACGAAGTTCTATAAATGAATCGAGTAATTTAGAGAGGATGGGCGATGAGGAGGTATCCAAGCTTTCGCTGGATATTATTCCAAGGTATTGTAAAGATCTGGTTGGTATTGAATTTCAGATTGATGGAGCAAAACGAAACGCAACGGTTGACGACCTTGTAAAATATGGTGCGTTCCTGACTATCTGTTTTACGATTTTAACGCACTTGTTGACAATGAGCAGCATGACACAACCTGAAGAGATCGAGCTAAAAAAAACGCTTCCGGGTGTTATGCAAGAGGAAGAATTACCGACCCCCATCGAGTTATTGCCGGAATCTCAAAAGGATTCTGGATAGAACTTTTCGAGATGTGCCACAATTGGACGGAGGATGGCTTTATACAGTGGGCTTGGCCGGACGGCCTATCTGGGATAGAGCAAACTCAAATTCTTGCGTCTGGGTTTTCAATTATCAAAGCGGAGGCGACTACACAGCGGTTTAAGAAGATCGAACAACGTTCAAAAAGCAAAAGGAAATAATGGAGAATAAAAAATTATCAAATAAAGAAACTCGTGAAATCATGAAGGAGTTTTATGGACTTTTTTCAGATTTTATAGATAAGAAAGCGGAAGAATATGGCGTTGAGATTAATAATATTTTGCATATCACTTTGACAACAATTGGAATTTTAATATGCTATCAATTTAAGAATTATTCAAAAGATGTACTTACTAAAGTTATACAAACTACAATATGGTATATCATGGATGGATTCATCTTAAATTTTGAAATGAAAGAAAAAATTGTAGAAGACGAGTAGGGTAATGGAGAATGTGGTTATTTGGCAAGCGAAGAATAGCGAAATTATAAATATATCAAGAGCATAATAATAGAGGTAAAATGACAAAAGAAGAAATAAGGAATTATGTGGAGAATAATATTTTAAACGCTCAAATTTATGATCATCTTTTTAAATCATATTCTTTAACTTTTGGAGAAATAGGAGCAGAGATAGATGATACTGTAATAATGGATAGCAAAGCATCTTTTGCGGATATGGTCGCAGATATTTTATGTGTGAATAATGAAGATAATGAAGAAAATATGTCTGATGATGAAATGAAAGAGCATTTATGTAAAGAAGCAGTATCATTTTTTTGTACTCGTATTGAAGATATAGTCGATTCTTCAGAATGCAATTTTACGGGGTATAAAAGGGAAGAATAATGGCAACTGACAGAATTGTAATTGATTCCAAATTCAAGGACAATATAAGCAGCGGATTGGGTAGCCTTGGTGGTAAGATTGTCGTATTGAATCAAGCGTTGCAATTAATGGCATCTGCTGGGCGTGCTATCGTTGCTCCCTTTGCCGCGATTATTAGTAATGGAGCGGATTTTGAAAAACAGATGTCAACGGTTAAATCTATTACAAAGTTGACGACAGAACAGTTCACGTTATTAAAAGATGAAGCAAAAAAGATCGGGTCTGAAACCCAATTTTCAGCAACAGAAGCTGGGAAGGCGATGGAGGACTTAGCAAGAGCAGGAAGAGGACCAACAGATATTATCATAGAAATCGGCCCGGCAATGGCTCTTGCAGCGTCAACAGGAACAGAATTAAGTCTTGCCGCAAACTCAGTTGCAAAACAGATGGGTTTTTTCATGGAAGAAGGAATCGCTGTTCCTGATTTAGTCGATGATATGGTACGTGCCGTCGGGGCATCTCCTCAAAAGTTTGAAGATTTAGCTGTAGCATTAGATCGTTCAGCGGGATTAGCGAGTGAGTTAGATATTCCTTTTAAAGATTTAACCGTTATCCTCGCGTCATTGGCTTCTGCTGGTGTTCGTGGTGAGATGGCCGGAACAGCTTTAAACGCCGCATTGGGTAGATTATTAAATCCAGTTGGGGAAACTAAAAAGGCATTAGAAGAATTAGGAATAGCGCAAGAAGAGGTAAATCCTAAACTTGTATCATTTAGAGAGATTATTGAAAGATTAAATAAAGCAGGAGTTGATGAAGCGGATATTTTAAGAATTTTAGGGCAAGAGGCGGGTCCTAAATTTATTAAAATGGTTAAGAATGGAACCGCTGGCCTTGATGAAATGACAACAAAAGTCAATGAAGCCAATGACGCGCAGACAGCGGCGGCTATCACTCAGGATAATTTAACAGGAGATGTAACAAGTTTTTCTTCCGCAATGTCTAGTTTAATGAATGAAATCTATGAACCAATGGCACCTTTACTACGGGATATTGTAAAAGGAACTACAGAGATGGTTCGGGGTTTTGTCGAATTTGTAAAAGCTCATAAAACAGAAATCAAAGCGGTTTTTGATGGAATTGGTGTAGCGATTAAACTTGTCTCTGGTGCAATATGGGATTTACTCAATGTGTTTGGAATTACAAAAAAAGAGAGTGATAAACTTACAACAGGAATCGATGGAATAACAAAATCATCTGAAAAATTAGAATCACAGTTAGTAAAAAAATCTACTGTTCCAGCTTTATTTGAATTACTTTTAATCAGTGGACAAGTCACATCCGCGTCAAATTTATTTAGTGATGCTTTAGGCAATACAACAAAAGCATTAGGAGATGAAGAAGAACAAATTAAATCAAAGAATATTCCTATATTAAGTGATTATATTAAAGGAGTTAAGTTCTTTATTTCTTTATCAAAAGGAATTTGGCAGGGAACAAAAGCAAGTTGGGAAACAGCAAAAGGAGTATGGGAAGAAGCAACAGAAGCAATAAATACTTTTTCTGATAAAGTGAAGGCAATGAATGATTCAGTGTTAGAATCATTAACTCCTATTTATGCGAAACTAGCAGAACTTTCTCAATCAACAATAGACGTAATTTCCGATACTTTTAATTCCTTAGCGGATTCTTTTATCCCTGAACCTATTCAGGACAAAATTTCTGAGATGTATAATAAAATAGAACAGATTGGAATAGATATAGCGGATGGTGTAAGTAAAGAAACCAGTTCAATATTCGATAGCATGTCAGACTACATGATAGATACAGTTGAATACATTCAAAAATTTCTTGAAGGTGTAAGCTGGTTAAAATTAACGCCGACAGGGATTCTTGTTGAAATTGGCAAACTTATAACTGGTAAAATATTAGATGTAGGCCCTGGAAAAAAAGGAGAAGAACTTCCAGAAGTACCAACACATCCGGAAACAGTTGTGGCTTTAGTAGAAGAAGTTTTAAAAACAGAGAAAAAAATCAAGGAGGTTGTCAAAGAAACAGCAAAAGTCAGGACAGAATCAGTTGTAGAGCTATGGGAAATTGAGAATGATTTAAACACGATGCTTGAAGAAGAAGGAAGAGTAAGAGATAGACAAGCAAGAGCAAGTGCAATGGAGGCACGACGTATTGTTGATACTAGTAAAATGGAACTTGCGAAGAGAAAGGAAAATATTGATAAATTAGACAAATATGCAAGAGAAAAACTAGATAGAAAAATTAAACGAACTATAGCGTCAAGTAAGCAAGAAACAGCAAGAAAAATAGCGGATGATGAGCATATCGCTGATATTGCCATGCAAATGAATGAGAGGATTTCTCAAGAAAACCTGGCCGCAATTGAGGAGCAAAGGAGAAAACAAAAAGAAAGTAATGATAATATAGTCGCATTCAGCGAAATGCAAAATGAAAAGCAAAAAGAACTTGATAAAGAAGTTATTGAAATCAATAGAGAATTGAGAGAGGGGCACCAGAGCAGGATAGAAGCATGGCAAGAATCATTTAAAACAAAAGAAGCGGAAAGAATCGCTGAGATTGCTCAAAAAGAGAAAGATGCTTTTGACGAAATGATGGATAATATGTTTGCTTTAGGTGATCTTAAATTAAAGAAGCGAGCAGAAGATGCCACATCACAAAAAACATTTGATAAAGAAGTCGTTGATGTTAGGAGTTCACTGGAAGAATCACGGCAGGATCGAATTGATGCATGGAGGATAGCATTTCACAAAAAAAATATAGCAGATGAAGAAGAGCTAAATAAAATAAAAGAAGACAACGCAAAAAAACTTGCAGCAACTATGGAAACACTTGCTACCATTGCTGTCAATGCATTTGCCGCAGGGGGATCAACACAAACACAAATGAATGCTATTGCTTCTGGAGGATTAAGCGAACTGGGAGGATTAACAGGTATACCAGGGGGTGCGGCGATTGGTAGTGTGATTGGAAAGAATTTATTCGGAAGCAAGGGAGATGGTAATAAAGCAGGCAACGTGACCAGAACAGAAGACTTTAATAAATTTATTGAGCAGATGGAAAGATTCGATTTGCAATTGGGAGCAACAGCGGATTCATTTAAGACATTTCTTGATACGCAGCAAGCGGATTTAGAACGGTTTACACAAGTTGCCTTGGATAAAGGAGCAAGGGGAACGCAGGATGATATAGAAAAATTCAAGCAAATGCAAGCGGTACAATTAGCGGAACTAGTTGAAAGTATTACGAAACCATTTGATGAAATGGTCTCTAATTCCGGCCTACCTGATGTAGCAATCAAAGTAAATCAAGTAAAAAACGCTTTCGCTGAATTGAGAAAAGGAATTGACAATGCTGGACTTGATCAAAAATACGCGGATCAAATCAAGTCTTCAATGGCGTTAGCGGAGCAAACTGAATTACAAGGAATTATCGCCGGCGATGCTATCGAAAGGATGAGATTGCGAAATGTGGGTGAAGTAACACTTCAAATCCAGAAAATGAAAGCAGAAGCGGCGGCAAGTATATCAACATTAAAATCAATGGGAGGCCAGACAGAACACATAAGAATAATTCAGGAAGATTTGAAATTGACAGTAAATGAATTACTCGCTTCTATTATTGACCCTGTTACAAATTTTGTAAACAAAGATAACGCTACTTTCCAGGAAAATAAACTTGCAGCATCGCTACAAAAACAATCTGATTTTATATCAAAAGCGATTAACGCAGCAGGGGATTTATCTGATATAACCCTGGAATCATTCTCAGATGTATTTAAAACATTCGAGCAAACCAAATTAAAAGATTTAAAAGACTCATTTCTTGAAACATTTGATGGAGTGCAAACAACAGCACAAGATACTGGAGATATGATAAGACGTGATTTAGAAACTTTTTCAATAGAAGCATTTAAAAATATGGACCCAACGGCGATTGATAAAGTAGGAAAAGGATTTGCTGATTTATTTTCTCCAATCAAAAAACTAGTTTTAAATACAAAAGAATTATTGTTACCGACAAAAGAAGTATCAATAACAAATACTGATTTATCAAGTAGAACTTCGATGTTAGGTAATCAGGTTCAATCATTGACAGAGAGAATGGAACACTTAACATCTAATGTTCAGGAATTAAATAGGCGGAGACAGATCAATAATACATTTAATATTGAATCAATTGACCCGCGATCGCAGAGTGAAGAAATACGGCAGATGCTTGAAGAATTAACATTAACAGGAAGATTGAATGTAGGGTGATGAAAAAAGAATACTCAATTTGGACCAGTCCTAAAAGCGAATGGAATAAAGACCTTTTATCAGGAATAAAACTTCCTGAAATTCTTAGTGATGAAGAAATAGATAAAATTAATCAATCTGTTATAAAGCATAATCGTAAAATAACCAGGATTCCTAATATCTTGATTGACTAATGCGAACACTAACAAATGTCCAGAGTGAAACTTATATTGCCTCGATGGTTAAAGTTCAGATTGTCTCAGCAGACGGGACGACAACATGGGATTTTGACCATGCGGATGTAGTTACACTTTCTGAAGTCAAATGGGAATCCCCCTATATGGGGGGATTGGGCAAACCTTCCAACTATCGGATAGCACTATCCTCTTCCCTTGGATTCATCACAGCAAACATTGATCAATTCCCGAAAGCAACGGCTACTTTAATCGTAAACCTGAATGACGAAATCTTTAGAGTACATAAGGGCCGGGTACGGCAAATCACAAGAGATGGTAGTGATCCTAACATATTTGAGTTATCTATCTATGATGCCCTGCTTGATTCAAATCCTAAGTTCCCGGTTGGATCAATTGTAGACTCCTACACATCCGTGCACCCGGCAGTAGCAAATGCTGATATGGGATATAGCCAGTATTACGGGAAGCATATCAGGCCATTCTTTCATACCGCTGTTGATTGTGATATNGATCAGTTNATNGGCCCGTTCAATGTNTCATCCGAAAATCATGTCAATTCTGTTTTCTTTAATCCTGATTTACATTTAGGAGCTNTTACCTCACAGAAACACAATTTACTTGTGCATAAAGACTGGGCNCANCAAAGNGGNACATCNAANCAGGTNTCNGGGGGTTATCCTTTTGAGNTAATCGATTTGAATCCTCTTGATACACGCTTTTGGGAGTTTGATGGGTTTCTTCACAAAGACAATGATACTNTTACAAANACNGAAGGAATATTTGGAATCATCAATAATGGATATACAAAAGCGACGGCGCATGTTGATAATGCTGATGATCCAAGGGTAGCGGCACCTGTTAGTTTAATTGCTGATGTGATTGTTGATAAAGCTACTCGAATTAACTATGCTTCTAATTTTACAAATACGACTGTTACCTCTCATAGTGTAAGGATTGGGGTTAATTCAAATGATGGTAATCACCGCTATACTATAGCAAATTCAAGTGATGCTACAATCGCAGGCTCTTTTGATATTCAGGCAACAGTGGGAGCGGATCTGTTTACTGAGAATAAACAAGGGTTTATTGAGTATCATGTATTCGGTTCAACAACGGGACTGGTAACACATACAGGGAGTTTGTCTTTAGGAGTAAGTCTTAAAAGTTCTAATTATCAGAATTATTCTTTTTTTTCTCCTCAAGTCAATTGCACTGATATTGCGATTAGTGAAAACCCTGCAAAGATCCTAGAAGATGTATTTAATCAGGCGGGCATTGTTTTTCGACAGGACCAGTCAAGTTCTACACAAGTAAATGTACAGAGTTATAACCTGCAATGCTATTTTGCTGAACGAGATCAGGTGACACGGATCATTGATGAGTTTGGGAAAATCACGGCAACGTATTTATGGCTTGGTGACTCCGGGATGATCAATCAACGGACATACCAGGAAAGTGCTGATGTTACAATTAATGCGATCATTACAACTTCTGATATGTTCATTGGATTCAAACTGATTTCAAATCCTCTAGGCACATCCCGATTTATTACAGAGAAAGCAAGACGTGTCCAGGTTGATTATAACTACGATTTTCAGAAAAATATTTATGAAACAAATTTAACTGCTGACAAAAACAGCAATTCATTATGTGATTCAGCAAACGCTTCCGGGGTTGAAACTGAGATCATTCAGCAAAGCCGATATATCATGGAAGCGGACACCGCGAGTTACTACTTAGGGAATATTGTCAGGAAGGCAACTCAGAATGAGGAATTTGTTGAGATGATTTTGCCAATGCGATATTTGGGGCTGGAACTGGCGGATGTAATCAATGTGCGGCATCCGATGCTGGTAAGCAGTGATAACCTGTATCAGATAGTAAATGTAGGGCACGAGTATTTAAAAGGCAGGATCAAGATTACAGGAGCGAAACTACTAACATTGAGTGCATGATAATGGAGAGGTATTTTGATAATAGAAGTACATGTTAATGATGAAAAAAACGGTGATAGTTGGGAAGAACCTGAACTTAGTAGAGTTTTAAATTTATCAAAAATTATTCCTCAAATCGGGAGTAGTATTTCATGCTATAGAGATGGAGATACTCATAATGTTCTTGAAGTTAATTATTTCTGGAATGATATTGATGAATTATTTGTAACAATATGGATTGAAAAATAATGGAATCAAAGCAAGTTTTTCCTTTATTGATTAAATGCCAATATTGCGGGGGTAATGGAGAAGTAGAATTTCATGAAATCCATGAAAAAGAATGTTTATCAAATCCGATTCATAGACGATGTTATTCATGTAACCATTATAAACAATCTGATATTGGTATTCAATATTGCGAGATCCATTATAGGGATCAAAAAAATATAATCGCTTTTTATTATGACTGGAATCGAAAGATATTCAATAAAGGAATAGCATGTCCGAAATGGGAAAAGTAAAAAATATCTTAGATTATTTTAAGGAGAAACCTCATATTTCAGAACGAACCTCATGCGAATTTTTTGAGGAGTTGTACCAGGTATTTAAGAAACGATTGATCCAAGAAATTGAAATTGAGATATCTGAGCAATATAATCACTTCCCAAATGAGATAATACTTAGGAAGACACATGCAAAAGGATATGTTTCAATTAAGAAATAAATTATGATAGAACTTGGTGAATTATTAGGACAGTATCGGGGAGGGCAAAGTTTTGAAAGCGTTAATTCATGGAATAATGCTACAAATCAATGCTCTTTTTCAGTGCAGGCAACTAATGTTCATTCATCGGCAAATTCAGCATTAATTGAAGTTTATTCCTATGGAAATGGGACACTTAGTTATAATTATGACCAGACAGATGATATTGTTACAAGGTGGTCTCCTGATGTAACAACACATCGAATTGTTGCCTATGGATGGGCACGAATTAATACAGCGGGTAACAGTGGTGATATAACAGCTGTATTTACAGATGCTACATATCCAATTCCATTTGATGCAGCATTGCAGCGATTTCGATTAGAAACGAATATAACAAGTGATGATTCATTGAAACTGGATTTTTCGATTGAAACATTATCAACTGGATCTTATGCTTTTTATGCTGATGACATCCTAACAGCAGTCGATGTGATTGATTTGAACATTTCCAGAGATACTGAGGATGATCGAACACTGAGGCAAACACATCATGCTACAATATCAGGCAGAGAAACATTCTACTCTTGGGGTGAGCATGGTAAATGGCAAATTCCGATTGAACTGATAACAGAGCAGGAAGCTCGGTTTATCAATCTATGGTGGCGGGATAATAGACCTTTAATGTTCACAATGGATACTTCAGACACTGCCAATATGTATGTTGTTCATTTGATAAACCGGGCATACCCTTTCGCTAGAATGAATGAACCCTATTACGATTTATTTCATGGAGTGCTTGAATTAGAGACCCTGCACGATTCATTGGATTTTTAATATGAGAATAGAACATGATTTTGGAGAGGCACCTGGTCTGATAGCTTTACTTATTTTATGTGTTTTACTTGGAATCGGGATTGGTGTTTTAATTTCATTAATATTTTAAAGTTCACATGGATAAGAACAAAGTCATTAACTGGTTAGATCATCAGATCAATGAAGAGCAGGATATTTTAGATTTAGCAGTGAAAACTCATGAGATACAACGATCAATGAAATATGCAATCCGATTAGATCTTTATCATGAAATTCATGAGAAAATAAAAAATAATGAATTTGAATAGATATGCCTTTTGATCAATTCCATTTAAATAATGCTGATGCCTCCAGCTCATGGGTAGAGTTACATCCAACACACGGACAGTTTATTGAGGATTTCAAGTTGGATCAAACTCAAAACCGAACAATTGGCGGGCAGATAAATGCATTCAAATTAATCGGCGAGGCATTCAGATATACAATTCCACTGACATTTGTAAACTCAGCAGATAAATATGCAATCGAGGATTGGTGGAGAAACCAAACAGAAGTCGCTTTTACAATTAACATTTCCGGGACAAATCCAGAGACGGTTTATAGTAAAATAATCAATAAACAAAGGCCATTGAATCAAAAATCAAATGGTCAATGGAACCATTGGGATGGAATACTTTTTTTGCATTCTGCACGTTCTCCTTTATTAGATGCGCCGGGTGTCTTAAACAATTTGACCCTGGATCATGCAACAAGAGGGAAATTAGATACAGCGACTAATGTTTTAAATGATAGCAGTGTGAATGAGCATGTACTTCCTTCAATCAGAAGCGCGGGAAAAACAGCGGGGGTACCATAATGGCGTATGATATTGTGTCTTTAGGAGTTGGAGGAAAACCTGGACCAACTGATATAAATCAATATGGAAATAATTTTTCCTCTATCGCCGCTGGCGATTCAGGATCACCCGCCTGGAATGTTTCTTCGACGATGGTGGTAGTTGGGAGTATTTCTCAAATCCATGTTGGATCTGGTATTAATGCTCCTGAAACATCATCATTCGCTAATATTGAGGTTTCTTCAGCAATCAATAGATTAGGTAACTCATTAAAGAATTTATCTGTTACTCAGCAGGGGTCTAATTATACAGTTGATAATTCAGAGGCAAATGGGAATACTGTATTTCATACAAATAGCGCAGGAGATGAAGTTCAATTTACACTGCCAGGAAGTGGAACAACATTTTTAGAGTTTACTGCAATTACATCGCATGGATTAAGATTAATTGCGCCTGGTGCTGAAGAAATTTATGTGTCATCTGGAAACGGAACTTCAGTTTCTAGTACCGATTATTTTTTAGATGATTTTGGGGAGGGCGTTATTTTAGCAAGAGTAAAAAATAGTGAATGGCATATCATTATGGAGAATAAATAATGGCGTGGGATGTAGTATCAAAAACAGCNAATAGCGTTTTAGGATCAAGCGAAGTCAATCAATTNCAGGATAACTTCGCCGCATTAGCAGCACAGGATTCTGGAGCACCTTCAATTGATGTTGATAGCTTTATGTCAGNAGTTGCCTCAATTAGTCAAATCTATGTTGGCTCTGGTATACATGCTCCTCAAATCTCATCATTTGGGACTTTAGATGTTTCCAGTTTAAATTTAAATGGTAATCCCGCCGCCGCGATTATAGTTACAAAACAGCAAACAGATTATACAATCACAGTTGCAGACGCGGAAGGATTTAAAGTTATCACAAATGAAGATGCTGTTGCTGCAATCGCATACACATTGCCTGAATCAGGAGCAAAAAAAATCTCAATAATAGCAGTTGAATCATATACAATTGATATTACAGCGACCGCGTCTGATTCTATTTCAGATAAAGGATCGGCATCTGAGGTGGCAGGGACTTATCGATTAGATGAATATGCGGAGAATGCAACTCTTATCAGGGCAGTAGATTACAAATGGTTTATTCTATATGGTACAGGGAACTTAACAAAGCCCAGGGGATGGTTGTTTGGTGCTGGAGGTGGGTCAGATGATATTGAAGAATTATTATTTTCTACAGAGATTTTCACTTTACTTGCAGAAGCAATGCAAACTGCTTCACGATCCGCAGCAAGTTGTAGCGCAAGTGCATTGACAGGTGCAGCAAATGTTTATATTTTTTGTGGTAATGGTGGATCTGTTATTTCAAAATTTCAAACTTCTGATGAAACAGAGGCGAATCTCGTTGAAGCGGCTGATGGTGTTCGGAATGGAACAGCCGGGGGGATGTCATCAACAAAGGGTTATCATTTTGGGGGGCATCAGCCTGGTGACGATTTCAAAACAACAATTTTTGATATTATTCACTCAACAGAATTATCGGCGACATTAGGAGCAGTTTTGTCAGCAGTTGCAGGCGATAATTCATGCGCATCCAGTTCTACAAAAACATATATTTCTTTAGGCTATAACGGGAGCGCATTAGATATTTTAAATGCCTTCACTCATTCAGGTGAAACACGAGCAACTTTAGCAGCAACATTAGATGCGGCCAGGGGAGGAAGTGCAGGAGTACAGAGTAGTACAAAAGCATATTTTATGGGAGGTGATGCCTCTACAGCAATTGATGAAATTATTTTTAGTACAGAATTATCAGTCGCTATTTCAGCAACTCTTTCAACTGCAAGAGACGGTTCTAGTTCTGACCCGGGTGCATCATCATCAACTAAGGGGTATACAATCGGGTGTGCGTCAAATGCTTCAGAAGCATTAACTTTTTCTGGTGAAACGACCGCAGTTGTAACAGATACATTAGCCGCGTCAAAAGGCAATGTTCCTGCATCACAAACACAAACATAAAATAATGGATGATATTAAAATTTTAGAACGATTGAATAGTGAAGAATTGACAAATCAAATGAAAGAAATTCCGATGGGAAATTCTGAATTTCAATCAGCTATCTTGACAGATAATACTCATGCCTCAGCACGTCGTGTACGTCATATTTTGCTTCAGCTAAAACAATCCAGGGACGCTTTATTTAGTGCTGGAATTAAAATCAGAAAATACAGTATTCAAATCGAGCAATTGAAGGAAAAGATTGAAGAAGAGTTAGATCCACACAAGATTGATTTAATGCAATTAAAAATTGAGGAAAAAATATATCATGTTAAGTCGTCAACTATATTAATTAGTGATACAATTAGTGAAGTGAAAAATTATTTAAATGAACTAGATACACTTCCAAAATTTAATCGTGAAGAATTTGAAAAAGAGGAATTAAATTACTGGCATGATCGGATATTGAAAGATGCTGAAAATCAGATTGATTCAATGAATACAATTAATGAAGGAACGATTCAAACGCTGCGAAAACTTGGTTATTCCATTAAAAGATCAGAAAAGGGAATTGCGGTTATCCCAATATCAGAAACTTCAATCGGTTTGATGGAAAAATTACTAATAGAGAAAAAATAGTTATGGAAAAGCTTAGATGTGTTGTAGATTCAAGTGGAGTAATAATTGCTATGTCACATGCGAATGGACAATTAGGAGATTATCACTCAAAAGGAACTTGGCTAAATGTTGATATTACAACAATCCCGGCAGTCCCGACATTATTCCCAACTAAATCAGGAGAAGTAGCAAATTATTTTAAAGTAGAATCTGGTAAAATTATTAATCGTACTGATAAAGAAATCACAGATAGTATCGAATAGGCGGATAGTAAATAATGAAAAAATTGATTTTTAGTAAAATAAATGCTTTGATAGTAATTCATCAAAGCAATTTTGTAAATTAAGTAAGGAGTAAAATCATGAAAAAAATAATCATGTTATTAGGAATATTATTGATCAGTTCAATCGCTTTTGCGAATGATAATCAATTTCAAACGACTACGAGTGCGTTTCGTTTTGCGATTTCTGGTTTAAACGGATCAATTGGAAACGCATTTGAATCAGTTGTGCCCCAGGGTGGAAGTGTAAGTACGGTGATCGCCACGACTACGATGCAGATTTCAAGTAGTTCAGCAAATGATACAGCAGCCGGAACCGGAGTAAGAACAGTTTCTATTTCAGCATTGAATGGTTCTTATCAAATTTTCACGGAAACGGTAACAATGGCTGGTACCGGTGGTGTAAATATGGTGACTGACGCGATTGCAATCAATAGTATTGAACCGTTGACGGTTGGAACAGGGTTGACCGCTGCAGGTGATATTTACGCTGGCAGAGATCCGGACGGGGTAACAGGGACTCCGACAACGATTTATGGATTGATGCAAGTTGGAACTGATAAAATGCAAACTTCATTGCAAACAGCACCGGATGCGGGTGGAGCTTATATTCAGGGGATTCGGATTGATCTTAGTGATACAGGCCGTGTTGCTGATGTAAGATTAAGGAAACGGAATACCGCTGGATTATGGATGGTTATATTAGAATGGATTGAAAGCTCTGATTCAAATATTCAGTCTGATGATATACAAGAAATATTACCCGTCTATCTTCCCGCCCAAAATGCTTTTGATCTTCAGGTGCGAGTGAGAACAGGAGCCGCGACGACGGTAACATCCTTTATGACCGGTGTATTTAACGCTTTTAATTAAGCAGAAAAATAGATGCCTGAGAAACAAGCAAAATACCAGGAATAGGTAAGATCCTGGATACTATGTGGATTTTCTTCTGTCAGGAGACTGATGCAACTTACTAAGGATTCGAGTGTAGGGAAGAGGCTACACAAAACATGGTCATTAAGTCTTGGTGAGGCATCTAAATTAATATCTGACTGGGATAAATAAATGGGATTACTTAGTTTTCTTCTTGAAAATTTTGGTACTGAAATTATTGAGATTGGTTTAATCATTGTGACGGGAGGGACAGCGGCCCTTCCGATTGTAGCAAAGAAATTATTGACTGATGAAAAAATCATCCGGGGGCTTGTTCGTGGTGTTCACTCTTTTTCAAATGCGGATACTGACTTTACAATGGAGCAACTGAAATCGGATATAAAAAAGAACGTGCCTGCTGATGTTGAGCCAAAGTTAAAAAAGATCGTGAAGCAAGAAAAGTTCAACTGGATCGAGCATGTGAAGTAATTTGCTTGTGTTTAAAATTAATTATGGTAATCTGTCAAGTATCTCCCTTGAAAAAGGGTATGTTTTTAGCAACTGGAACAGAGTCAATCACCCCTTCCTAGTCATACTTTCTAGGAAAGGGCTTGCGGGGTGACCTGCAAGGGTAACTGGTTGTCTAGCCTAAGCATTCAATTGCTACGTTATCCAGGAAGTAGACACCTTCGGATGTGGCCGATAGCGGCCTTCGCTAGTCCGTTGCTCTGTCGTGGCTCTGTAAACAGAGAGGAAACTCTCAGTCAACCACATTTCCCGCAAGGGAGAAGCCTGGATAACATTGGCGAAGCGAAACTTACCACCTCTTCGGAGGTGCGTGTGCGTAAGCACAATCAGTATGAGGAGCCGCCATAAAGTGGTTCCTCATACTTTCCTATAAAAAATGCACGTTTTTTTGGCCCTCTCCCCGCAAACTCCCGCCATCACTAGCTTTGCGGGCACCCCAAATGCCCGCAAACCCCCATAACACCATTTCGATGTTTATTACACCCCCTATAGGGTAGTATAGGTAAGTAAAAAATCCTTACCACGACCGTTTTAGACGTGTTCTAGGCTATACCGTTTAAACCCCCATTGGTAGGGGGTTTGCGGGGCGTGTCCATGTACTCTATCGTTAGGTTTTACAGTAAAATCAATTCATAAGCTATATTTTTCATGCCAAACCTCGCTCTCTGGTAAATAAAATAAAAATTATCATACCCTTGTAAATAAGTAAAAACTATTTACAGAAATGTTTTATTGTGGTATAATGAATCATGTTTAAAAAATAATAAAAGTTTTGTCTAGGGAAATTATAATTCATGCCAAATTTGACCCCTTGGTAAATAAAATAAAAATTACCAGGGGGTTGAAAATAAGTTTTTTTTCTTGACAAAAATGTTCAAATTGTAGTAATATTAATTATACACAATAAAAACAGATCAACCTTCACAGATTGAAAACATGGACAAGCGACCCGACAGAAAAGCCAAAAATCACGGAGAAAACTGGATCACGCAAGTGAAACGCTTGGCAATTTATCTCCGTGACGGGCTCGCTTGTGTCTATTGCGGCTCCTCAGTGGAAGATGGAGTCAAGTTGACCCTGGACCACCTGAAGCCCTACTCAAAAGGTGGCTCTAATCACGAGAGCAATCTTGTTACCTGTTGCATGAAATGCAACTCCTCAAGGGGCAATCGTTCAGTAAGAAGTTTCTGCCAGTCAGTTGCCGGATATATCAATGGCGACGCAACTCCTCAAAAAATTGAAAGTCACGTCCGCAACTGTAGCAAGCGAGTTCTCAAGCCTCATTTGATCGAGGCAAAGGAATTGATCGCCAGGCGCGGCAGTTGCGCTAAAGTCATTTACTCAAATGGAGAATGAAATGAAAGAAAAAAGCTGGAATGAATTATCAAAAAGATCACAAAAACTTATTACAGTTCTTGTGGATAAGTTTTATTTCTATGGATCACCTAGCACTATTGATGCCCAGAGTTCACTAGAATTTGCGATTTACTGTGCATTTGGATTGGATACAACTTGTCGAGAATATCAAGAACTTGTTGAGCAATCAAAATAATTGAAGTTGCTTTATCCCTCTGCAAGAGATTGCAGGGGGTCGAGCAGAGTCAATGCAGACTTTGTGAGTAAACTTTGACGGAGAATGAAATGTTAGATAAAAAAGAAATAAAAAAATTGGAAAAACATTTGGATAAAATCAGGACGGTATTAAGTGAACATGCCGCCCATAATCCGACTTGTGACTATTGGCTTTACGCCGCTTGTAATCGGATTTATCAAGCGCAAACTAATATCAAGCAAGTATTAAATGAATTTTAATATTTTTAGAGAAATGAAAATGAAAATGAATATCTATGATGCACAAAAAATCTTTGGCCTGACCGGGGATATAACACCAGAAGATGTTAAGCGGGCCTATCGCAAGGCCAGCATGAAGTTTCACCCGGATGTAAACCCTGCAGGTGAAGAAATGATGAAGGCTGTTAACGCAGCCTATGAAGCACTAGAGAACTTCTCTGGAGTTGCTTCAAGTAACGGCAATTATGGCGATTTGCTGAATGCCGCGTTAAACGCTGTAATCAGCTTAAATGTAAATGTGGAAGTATGCGGTTCCTGGATCTGGGTGTCAGGTGACACGAAATCCGTCAAGGAAACTTTGAAAGAAGCAGGGTTTAAATACGCATTTAAAAAGAAGATGTGGTTTTTCAGACCAGAGGGATTCAAATCGAAAAATCGGAAGGATCATTCAATGGGTTGGATCAGAGACACTTACGGATCGGATGGTGTCAGGCAAAAAGAGGAACTGAATAAAGTCGGGTAAAATCGTAATAATGGAGAATGAATCATGGGAACTGAATTAATAATTTGTTGGATTTTTGTATTCTTTATCCTATTGGTCGGGGCAGTTGTGGCTAATAGTTAGAATATATTATGGGAGGATTCGCACCCTCCCATACTCCGATAATCGATTACCTACGAATCAGGATGATATCTGATTGAGATAACTAACTTTAGCATGGAGAAAATAAAATGGAAACTGAAAAAGAAGTTAAGACAAAAATTCGTTTTACTTTAGAATCTGTCAAACGTTCATTTGTTATTTTACTGGATGAGACGGACCGGAATGAAGAGAATTATGATTTATTTTTTGAAACTCTAAGGAAGATCAAAGTTACCCAAGCCGCTGGTGCTATATACCTCCCCGACTTCGATGACGAGTGTGCAGACCTGGATTTTTTTGGGTTTGATTTATGGGGTACGTATGCCGCTGATGAACTGAACCTGGAATTAGAGACAATGGTAGTCTGCTATAACCTCGATTGCAAATTGGAAAAAATGGAGGAATGGAATGTATAAGCATATTATGAAATTGGAAAACTGGAGTGTGATCGGTGGCCAGGTACATGGTACTCGACCATATACGGCACCGGAACTTTTTTCTGGGAGTTGCCTTGCTGGAGAAGTTTATAATCATTTTCGGTTTCAGGATGGTGAACCTGTCCGAACTTCAATGATTTGTAAAGTAAAGGGTCGTAGAATTACAACTCATTCCGGGCATGTATATGAGCTTGGAAAGATTCATCCTGATTATCGTCAGTTTTTGAAACACTTCTTTCCTAATTGGGATTGGAGAAACCCTGTAAAAATGAAGAAATGAATCATGATTTTGAAAGCGGAAAAAATACTTTTATCTGATTCAGAAAATAATATCCTAATATTGAGACGGCCAGGTGATTCTAAATACAATCCCGCCGTTCAAACTATTATGCCGAAGGATGTTATTGATTATATTATCAAGTTGGTAGAAACCGATCAAAAATGGAGAAATAAAAAATGAAGATGATTTACAAAAGCGAGAGCAAGAAGTTCGTTTGCATCGCAAGTTACGATGAACGGATGATTGCAAAGAATGCACGGTTCAGATGGGACCCTGGGCAAAAGCAATGGTGGACGGATGATCCTACCAAGGCGATCACCCTGCTTGAATATGCCGATGAAACGGCCCTGCCTATCCTAAAGCAAGCAGATGAAACCCGCCAGGAAAGTATTCAGGCATCGACCGCCCTGGATGCAAACCTTGATATTCCAGTCCCGCCAGGGCTAAGCTATTTCCCGTTCCAGAAAGCCGGGATTCAGTATGCCGTTCAACGGAAAAATACGCTTATCGCCGACGATATGGGCGTTGGGAAAACCGTTGAAGCGATCGGTGTTATCAATTATCTGGATCTAAAAAAAGTTCTTGTTGTATGCCCAGCCAGCCTCAAAATAAACTGGTATCGAGAGTTGACGAAGTGGCTCGTTCAGGCCCGTACCGTTGGCATTATAAATGGAAACAAGTTTTTTGATGCTGATATTGTGATTATCAATTATGACATTCTCGTGAAGTATCAGAAAAAATTAGAGTCGTTTGACTGGGATTTGATCATTGTCGACGAGGCCCATTATGTAAAAAACTATAAAGCATTCCGGTCGAAAGCACTTTATAGTATTGCTAAAAAAGCGAGTAGAAAGATTTACATGACCGGAACCCCGATCGTAAACCGTCC